CATGTCTTTCAAGATTATGTCACCCAGAAAGCCGCCAGAACCTTCGCTGGCAGTGTGGTAGGATCCAAGGAGATGTTCCAGTTCAATCAGGTCGATGAAGCCATGCTGAGGGCCAACTGCCTCGCCTATGATACCAACACCTCTGCGGTGAACATCTTCGGCGTTGAGAGTGGTCAGAACTACTATGTTTCCTACACCCCGTTCCGTACTATTGCACGATAATGGCTGCCATTTCTCAAAGGATTGCCAACCTGATTGGTGGTATTTCTCAACAACCCGACACAATTAAGTACAGCAACCAGCTGCGTGTCTGTGATAACTACTATCCTGATACGGCCTCTGGCCTATTGAAACGTCCTGGTCTTGGTGGTGTTGCTGCTCTTACCAACGTGGTGGCAGATGGGACATGGTTCATGGTGTTCCGTGATGACAGCGAGCGGTATGCCATCCAGTTCAGCAAAGCAGGTGCTTTGAAGATCTGGAGTGCAAACAATGGTATCCAACAAACAGTGAATGCTGTTGCTGCTGAGGCTACCACATATGCAACCCACACAGATGCAACCGATCTTGCTGTTCTTCAGATCAATGATTACATCTTTGTTCTGAATCGCAACATCACGGTAGCACAGGGTAACACCACCAGTGCTGCTCAGACGCCTTATGCGTTTGTTACTATTGATACCATTGCGTACTCCTCCACATACATCATCACGCTTAATGGTGTTGACTTCACCTATGCCACTCCAACCAACGGTAACACCCAGCTCAACGTAACTGATATTGTCACAGCATTAGCAGCCTCCATCAATGGTAATGCAAGTTGGGTAGCCACAACCGTTGGTAACACGATTCATATTCGGCGTAACACCAACGTTGATTTCACCATTGAAGCCAAGGGTGGTAGCACAGGCGTAGCCATTAACGCCTACAAAGGTATTGTGACTGGTGTTGCTAACCTTCCCACACAGTTCCTCAATAATGTGAAGATTGAGATTGGTGGAACTGCGGCTAATTCAGAGGATGACTACTGGGTTCTTTTCCGCACAGCTGATAATAGCGCCAAAGGCATTGGTCACTGGGAAGAAACCGTTGCCCCTGGCGTTGTCCTGGGATTGAATGAGGAGACCATGCCTCATGTGATCATCAGGGAAGCCAATGGAACTTTCACCTACCGGAAACTTGATGAAGCATCAGCTGCTGCTAGTGCTGGTACGTCTGTGGTGACTGGTATTCCTACTGCTGTCAGCATCACCTCCGCAACAAGCGGTGGTCATGTGGTAGGGGAAGAGATGGCAATGACTGGGGGTGCTGGGAAGAACCTTAGGCTTACGGTTGACAAGGTGAAGACTGTTACGGCTTCCAACAGCTATGCTGCTAATAGTAGTAGCTATGTTAGGCAAGTTACAACCACAACTACTGTTTCTGGACCTAGATATTCTCCAAATATCACAACAACCACAACCGCATACTATTGGTATCTTGCTGGTGTTCAAATTGGTATTACCAGTATTCCCCAACTTGTTCAAGGCGATACCACCTATGTTCCAAATGGAGCATTCCAAAGTATTAGCAATGAAACACGAGCTGGTATCACCTCAGTTCAACAACTGTCTGGAGTAATTGATGGTATCAGTATCCTTCAAGCTGGGCAAGGGTATGCTGCAACCAACGTAGTAGTGAACACCTTGGGTGATACCTTCACCATCACCAGTGTGAACACACAGAACCTTGAGGGTGATGCCTTCCGTTTGAACTACTGGAAACCAAGAACTGTTGGCGATGACACCACGGCACCGATGCCTTCCTTTGTTGGAAGATCCATTGATGGTATCTCATTTTTCAAGAACAGGCTGGTACTCACATCTCGTGAAAATGTCGTATGCTCACAGGCAGGAGACTACTTCAGCTTCTTTGCCAGCACAGCCATCACCATTGTTGCCAGTGATCCGGTTGATCTCAGTGCCAGTAGCCTACGGCCTATTCGCCTGAAACATGCCATCCCAGCACCCACAGGTCTTGTTCTGTTTGGTGACAATGCCCAGTACTTCCTGACAACCACAACGGAAGCCTTTGCTCCAAACACGGCGGAGATCAACCTGCTGTCGTCCTACAACCAGTCTGATACCATTGCTCCGATTGACATTGGGCCGAGCCTTGTTTTCATTGAACAAGGAGCCAAGAGTACCACTGTGTTTGAGATGGACCTTGGTGACAACATTGGTGGGAAACCACGGGTGTCTGAACTCACACGATTCCTTCCCAACTATGTTCCAGCAGCAATCACCAACCTGAAGATTTCTCAGTCTGCTGGTACGCTTGCAATGAGCAGCAAGCAGGACACCAGATCCTTGTATCTTTATCGTTTTCTCCAAGCAGGAGAAACAAGGGTATCGTCTTGGTTCAAATGGATACTTCCAGGAACCATTGAACACTTTGACTTTTACCAAGACATCATGTTTGTGGTTACCAAGCATGGTAGTAACTATGTTCTGAGTCAGGTGTCTTTGCTAACGGAAACACCTAATCAGTCTCTTCTTTTTGATGGTGAGTACCTTGATGTGAGGTTGGATCTCTTTGACTACAAACCAACTCTTATCTATGATTCAGCTGCTGACCTGACTCATGTGTGTTTCAAGGATGGATTCCAAGACACCACGCTCCAGCCCGTCCTGATGTTCCTTGATCCAGCCATTGCTGGGTACTTTGAAGAGCAAACCCTTCAGGTTGATGTTACACAGCCCGTGGGTCAACGGTACTTCCTGACTGCTGATGGTAACCAAACAACAAGTAAGTTTGCCATTGGTTACAAGTACGAGGCCCTCGCCCAGCTGCCTGCCTTCTATTACATCAAAGAAGAGGGCAAAAAGGATACCATTAACATCCCAAGGGTTTCTCGGATCAGTGTGAACAGCTACAACTCCGGTCCTTACCGGGCAGTGGTACGAGCAGAAGGAAGAGATGAGTTCTCCGTATCACTTCCACAGATCAACGCCAACTACTACCTGGCCAACAATATCCCAATCATTCGTAATGCTCAAAGCACTGTTCCTATTCTTGCAAAAGGGAACCAGTTTGAGTTTGAACTGATTGCTGATAGTCCTTTCCCAACAGCCTTCACATCTCTTGAATGGGAAGGAACCTACAACAACAAAGGCGTTAGTGCTGTATGATTTGTAAGACCTTAATTAGCAAGGCGAGCCACTCGGACGCAATCTGGGTGGCCAACAACCTTCAGGAGGACGACAGACAGGAGCTATTGGGATTGGGTCATACCTATCTCAAAGATGCTCTTGTGATGTCTGTCCTCCGTTCAGACCATCCTGTGACCTTCAACAACCCCAGGGGGATGATCTGCGGGGTAGCGGGGGTATCCAGAACAGATGCCCATTGCGGAGCCATTTGGATGCTTACCACACCCTATGTCCGATCCTACCCCAAACTATTTCTTTCGGAGGCCCGTAAGTGGGTGGCCTCACAGACCGAGTATGAGGTACTCCATAACATTGCTGACCCACGGAATAAGATGCACATGAAGCTTCTTCATCTTCTTGGGTTCAAGCGATTGTCTTATGTGGTGACTCCTACTAACCTTACCTATGTCCAATTTGCTAAGTTAACTAATCATGTGTGACGCTATTGTCTTAGGTGTTGCTAGCTTTGCAATGGGGTCAATAAGCAGTATTGCCTCTTATCAATCCCAAAGCCAAGCAGCCACAGCCTCCGAGGAGGCTTATCAGCAACAACGTGAGCTGAACCAACAGGCTGCTAACAGGGCCTACCAACAAACACAACTGAAATTTAAAGGAGAAAGGGACCAGGCCACCCAAAAGTCCATAGAACTGCTTACCAAACGTCTCCAAGCCCAGGGCAACATCATGGCCTCAGGACAAACAGGACAGAGCGTTGGAGCCCTCCTGACCGATGCCCAGCGTGTGGAGGGTAGGGACCTAGGCACCCTTGGCTTGAACCTCGCCTACGCCCAACAGGACTATGGGTTTGGGATGGAAAGTA